AGTCCTAATAGAAGTTTGCACGTTATAGGTCAATTTGCAATAGACAACTCAACATCGCCTAGCGGTGGACTATTAGTTATTCCAGACGGGACTTCTAACAAGGTTTATTCAAGAACAGGAAACGCAACTAACTCGCCGCACCCATTAGATTTTATATCTGGTTCCTCAACTTCTATGAGAATTGCTACTAACGGCAACGTCGGAATCGGGACGACTAATCCTTCACAAAAATTACAAGTTGATGGAAGTATTAGAGTTAACGCTAACGGTTTTTTTGGCCCAAGTGGAACTGTAACTACAGATGGCATAGTAAGTATTGACGGAGGTAGTGGAACTGGTGGTGAAGCATATTTGAGATTAATGCGAGGAGGAACTTCTGGCTTTATATTAAATCATACAGCTACAGCAATACAAGTTAGAGCAACTGCTAATATACCAATGTTCTTTTACACAAATGATACTATTGGTATAAAATTAAATGCTAATAGTACCGTATCTTTTCCAGAATACGCCGCGGGTTATCTTAAAACAGATGCTTCAGGTAATATAACAGCAGATAATACCGGAGGTGGTTTACCTGGCGGTCCTTACTTACCACTTGCTGGTGGAACTATGACTGGGGATTTAAAACTAAATGATAATGTAGATTTATATTTAGGTACTGGTAATGATTTTCAAGCGTATCACGACGGTTCTAATACTTATTTAAGAAACTTAAATGGTGACTTTATAATAAAACAAGATAGGGTTGATGCAGATTTAGTTTTTCAATGTGACGATGGTTCTGGTGGTACAGAAACTTATTTCTTTCTAGATGGTAGTGGAAACAGGGTACAGTATAATAAAAATCTAAGATTAATAGATTCTAAAAAACTTACTTTAGGATCTGCTGATGATTTAGAAATATTTCACGATGGTTCTAATAGTTATATTGAAAATTATACGGGAGACTTTATTTTTACACAAGCTCTTGATGATGGAGATATAATTTTTAAATCAGACAATGGTTCTGGTGGTACAACTCCATATTTATTTTTAGATGGATCGCAAACAAATGTAAATTTTCAGAAGGATGCTATTTGGACTGATAATAAAAAAGCATTATTCGGCGGGTCAGGAGATCTTCAAATATATCACAACGCAACAAATAGTGTTATAAGCAATACCACTGGTAATTTGTACATTAAAACAACTGGTACAGATAAAGATATTGTATTTGAAGCTGATGACGGTAGTGGTGGTACGGTTGCTGAATACTTAAGATTAGATGGTGGTATTACGTCTTTAGTTGCTAGTAAAGATTTATTAATGGCTGTTGATGGAGATGGTGGTAAAATTAAATTTGGCGCTTCGCAAGACCTTCAAATGTACCATAATGGTGCTGATTCTTACATAGAAAATTACACAGGTAACCTAACTTTTAGACAAAGACAAGACGATGGGGACATAATATTCGAATGTGATGATGGAAGTGGAGGTACAACTCAATATTTTAGAGTTGATGGTGGTGCTGTAAAAACCATAGCTTCTAAAAACTTTGCATTTATAGATGGTGTAAAAGCTGAATTTGGAGATTCAGGAGATTTTCAAATATATCACGACAGTTCTACAAATGCAAATATGATAGCTTCAGTTAGTAGTAGGCAACTACAAATAACACAAGACAATCTTTTTATAGGTTCTCAAGGTGCTGCTGAAACACTTATAACTGCTTTAGCTAATGGTGCGGTAAGTTTATACTACGACAACTCAAAAAAGTTTGAAACCACAAGTACAGGTGTTAGTGTAACAGGTGCAGCTACTGCAACAACATTCTTAGGTGATTTAAACGGTACAATAAATACAGCAACTACGGCTGTAACAAAAGCAAACGCTACAAACGACACTACGGTAGCTACTACAGCCTTTGTACAAAACTTAATAGGTACAATACCTGCAGGTTTAGTATTTCAAGGTACGTGGAACGCTGCAACAAACACACCAACTCTTACAAGCGGATCTGGTACAACAGGTCATTTCTATATAGTTTCAACGGATGGTTCAACAAATCTAGATGGTATCACTGACTGGAAAGTTGGTGACTGGGCTGTATTTGTAGAGCAAGGCGCTAGTGATCAATGGGAGAAAGTAGATAACTCATCTGTATTAGATGGATCTGGTACAGGTGGATCGGTAGCTGGATGGGCAGGGTCTGGTACATCAAATACCCTAACTAACTCTCCTATAACTTTTTCAGGTAATAATGTATCTTTTGCAGGTAATGGAACTTTTGCAGGCAGTGTAATAGCTCCTAATGTTTTTACTCAGAATATTTATATAACATCTTCAGGTACAAATTCCACTAATAGAATAGACAATGATGGAACCCAGCTTTATTTAACATACGGTGGCACAAGCAGTCGTGCTTTAGAAATTTTAAATAGCAATGGTAACGCAACTTTTGCAGGTGATGTTGCAATACAAAAAACTGGAGATGTATATTTAACATTAGAATCTACCGATGCAACCACTACTGAAGAAGTAGCAGTTAAATACAGCAATCAATCAACAGGTAGTAATTATTGGTGGTCAGGTTTAAATCAATCTGCTAATTACTCATTAGCGTATGGAACGTCTTATTCTGGAGCTAATGTTAAAATGGAAATTTCAACTGCAGGGAACGCAACCTTTGCAGGAACAATTACATCAGGAACTTTATCAGTTGGAACATCAGGAACGTCAAGATTTACAGATACAAGCGCTTTTCCTTTACAATTAAATAGAGGGTTAGCAGTTGATACAGTAGGTACAGCAGGAGTTGTATTAGGGCTTGGTGCTTATTCAACTGGCACTACCTATGTTGATGCTGTTAGATTGGTTGGTATATTAGATGCTAATGGTACGGATGGTGATATGCAGTTGCAAGTTTTAAACTCAGGTTCTTATACGGCGGCTTTAACTTTAAACAACGACAACAACGCAACTTTTGCAGGTGATATAAATATTGGAACTGGAAAATCTATTTATTTTAGTTCCACTACAGGTTTAAGGCTTGTACACGATGGTTCTAATGGTAATGTAATCAATGGCACGGGTGATTTAAAAATAACAAATGGTGCTACTGATAGAGATATAATATTTAGAATAAAAGACGGGGTTAACGCTCTTGAGGCTATGCGTGTTGACGGTAGTTCTAACCAAGTAGGAATAGGAACGACTTTCCCTCAGTCAAAACTACAAGTTGCTGGTGGTATACAAATGGCCGATGACACAGATACTGCGGTTGTAGGTAAAGTAGGTACAATGCGATACAGAACAGGTACAGAGTACGTAGAGGTTACGGGAATAAATATTATAACTAACGGTGATTTTACTGTTGATTTAACTGATTGGATAAATAGTTCATCATATCCTTGGACTTCAGCAACTTGGACGGCATCAGGTGTTCGTTTACAGACAAGCTCAAGTGCACAGTATAAATCGTTTTTTCAAAACATAGGAACAATTACATCAGGAAAAATATATAGAATAACTTTTAATGCAATTAGAACATCTGGGACTATGCGTATTGGAATTGAATCAAGTCCTGTTGGCAGTTCACTTGGCTATCAAAAAGCAATTACTTCTTCTCAACTTGTTAGTGAAATCTTTACAGCAACTACCACTGACACTACTTCAGTTATTTCTTTTTGGGGACAAAATGATAGTACTACAAGTGATTGGGTAATAAGTGATGTGTCATTAGTAGAAGTAACAGCAGAAGACGCAAGCTACGCAGACATGTGTATGCAAACAGGTAGTTCAACATACGAATGGGTTAACATAGTAAGAAACACATATTAAATGGGATTAGGAAAAACATATTCAACAAAATATTTACTAGATAGTAATAATAACTCTGGCGTTGCAGGTCAAGTTTTAATATCAACATCAACAGGTATAGACTGGAGTGATGGGTCTGCTATAATTGGAGGTCCTTATTTACCACTTTCAGCTGGATCAACAAAACCTTTGAGTGGAGTACTATATGCAGGTCAAGGTGTTAAATTTACTGGAGGTACTATAGCACAAGCGACAGCAGTATTACATACAAATAATATTCTTTATTTTAGAGGTGGATCTAGTGGGTTTTATTTACAAAATGGTGATGGAAGTGATGGCTATTACATAAGCCCTACATACCATAAATGGGAAGTTAATAGCAGTGAGAGTATGCGACTAACATCTACTGGATTAGGGATCGGTACGACCAGTCCTGGCACAGCTTTACAAGTTGGTGGATTAGATGATGGTAGTAATTATGATATAACAGTGGGTTGGAACGCTGTTAGCTCTCAAGCCGTAGGTACTAAAAGATCTGCATTAACTTTTAAAACAAGTCAAACAGGAGTTAATAACGAAGATATATATAAGTGGGATATAGCTATGGTAACAGCTCCTGCTACCGCATCAAGCGAACCTTTTGGTTCTGATTTAGCTTTTTTAAGAAGTACTAGAAGCTCAACGTCTGTTGACGAAACGACCATGATACTTACACAGCTTGGCAACGTAGGGATCGGGACGACTAGTCCTGGGAGTAAGCTACAAGTATACTCTACAGCATTACGTGATATTTCAATATTTGGACACGGAACACAAGCTCAAAATAATTGGCAAGCTGAACACGCGTTTTTTATAAGCGCTGGTCAAGGGGTTATAATAGGTAAAGCTAACGCTAGTAACAATACAAATAGATTGCATCTTTTTTACAACACTAGCAATGGTGATGCTCAATATATGCTGCACAATACTAGTAGCACTAATATCGTTAAATTAAACACTAATGGTGATTCATTTTTTAACGGTGGCAACGTCGGAATCGGGACGACTAGCCCAATTACTAAATTAAATGTTGCAGGTAATATTGCCGTAACAGCAACAAAAGCTTATAGAATGTATAACGCTGCTAACAATGGTTGGGGTGAAATGAGTTTTATTGAAGCTGATAACAGAATACAATTTAATAGAGGTATTCAAAACTCGGGTGTTGATTGGAGGTTATCTGAAAATAGTGCTAGTTCTTACGTATGTGCTCTACAGGGAAACTTCGGGATTGGTACTACTAGTCCAACTGATCCGTTAACGGTTACTTCAACAAGTAATTCACTTGGTATTCGATTAAACTATCCAGTAACAAATAGTTTAGTATATCCATTTTATGTAGGTAACGCGGCTGGAACAAGTTATGTAAGAGCAAATAATACTGCTATTGCTTTTAAGAAAAACGGTGGTGCTTGTACCCTTAAAACAGAAGGATCAACCAACGACTTAATAATAGAAAGTGCAAGTAATTTATCATTTAAAACTAACGGGACTTTAAATACAAGAATGACAATTTTAGCTGCCGGAAACGTCGGGATTGGAACGACTGCTCCTACTTCTAGTGTTCATATTAATGGATTACAAACAAATAGTGGTAGCACTTCTGCTCATCTTCCAACTGGAACAATGAGATTAAATTTTGCCGGCGCTTCTAGCGCTGACGAATATGGAGCGTCTTTAGTATTTACGCAAAGATGGTGGACAAATAGCACCGGAGAAGTAGCAATGGGTCAAATTGCTGGTGTTAAAGAAACTGGTAATGGTAATTACGGAGGCGGACTTGCTTTTTTTACATCTAACAATACTAGTAATAATTTATTAGAAAGACTTCGTATTAATGAATTAGGCAACGTCGGAATCGCAACGACTAGTCCAACACAAAAATTAGATACACCAAACATAGTTATTGGAGGTCCTAGTATAGCTGCAAATTATAGAGCTAATTCTACAATGATGGATAACCTAGGTGGTATAGCTAGATTTTATTCTCTAGGCCCTAACACTACAACGGGTGGTAGTTATCAATTCAACAGTTTATCTTCAAACGCTACAGCGGGAGCAGGAGCAGTAATGACTATTCTAAACAGCGGCAACGTAGGGATTGGAACGACTAGTCCTGGGGCCACTCTTCCTAATTTATTTAATTCAACTACACCAAAGGTGTTGCAAATATCATCAGCAACCGGATCTACTGATTCAGGTATTTTGATCAGAAGAAGCGACAATGCTACCGGAATAGATATTTGGAATGATAGCAACAATGGAGTGTCTTATATAGACAACAGGTATGGTTCAATTACAGGTGATCTTAATTTTAGAGTTCAAACTAATGGTACTCCAAAAACTGTAATGACAATTACAGGTGATGAAAAAATAGGGATAGGGACTACAAATCCAACTAATAAGCTTCATATTCAAGGAAGTCAAGCCACAGTTTACAGTTCTACTGATACAGGTGGTCAAGCTTCTGCAGGTACTACAATAAATAACACAAACACATCCGGTAATACTAACAATTTTTCACAACTGCTTTTTACCGTAGGTACTAATAATAATTCCGTAAGTAGAATAGTAGCTATAAGATCAGGTAGTGATGCTAGTGATCTAGCATTTGTTGGAAAAAGCACTGCTGGTGTTGCAGAGTACATGCGTATAAAATCTGGTGGTAATGTTGGTATTGGAATTAATAACCCTTCTGCTTTACTTGAAGTTAGAAAAGGAAGTATAAGTGGCCAAATTGCTAAGTTTAGTGCTATTAATCCTCACGTTGTAATTGAATCTACTACAGCTGGAAATGCTGTTCTACATTTAAAACCAAATGCAACAGGTAGTAAATCTGGTCAATTTAAAGTAACGGCTGGAAACGGTTACAACTTTCTATGGAGTAATGATGCATCAGGTACGGGTGAAATTGCTTACATGGATTTAGACACGAGTACCACAGGCGGTGGAGATTTAACAGTGAAAGGAGATGTGATAGCATATGGATCTCCTTCTGATAAAAAATATAAAGAAAACATTAAACCAATTGAAAGTGCTTTAGATAAAGCAATGCAACTTCAAGGGGTTACTTTTGATTGGAAAGATAGCGAGAGTATATTAGAAATAAAAGAAGATATAGGTTTTATAGCTCAAGATGTTCAAGAGGTGTTACCAGAACTAGTTAGAGATAATGGCAAAGGTAATTTATCTTTAAGATATCAAGGTATAACACCTATATTATTAGAAGCTATAAAAGAATTAAAAGCTGAAATAGAGGAATTAAAGTTAAATAACTGTAATTGTAATAAATAATGGCGATACCAGCAAGCGGTCAATTATCGATGCTTAAGATGGCAAGAGAAGCAAAACACGGTGATTACAATGGTAGTCAAAGTATGGGTACTATATCCTTGTATGACATGGTAAATGGTGGCGACGCGCATGGGTCAACGGTTAGTTATCCAACAGTAAATACTAGTTGTACACCAAACCCAGCAGATAGAGGTACGTATAATTCTTTTACTATTTATAGTGGTGGAGGTAACGTAACAACACTATACACAACAGTTGCTCTATCAGCGGTAACAACAGGAACTATTATATATAGCAGTGTAAGCGGAGCTATTTATACGGGTGGTGGTGGATTTATTCAGGGACCATCAGGAACAGTTTGGTTTGGAGGCACTTGTAATTGTCCTGCAATATCAACAAACACAACAACAGGAGCAGTAACAGCAACCAACTGTAGCTGCCCATAAAAGTATAAATTATGCCTATAGCTTATCCATATAAATTTTCAGACTGGTACGGTTACGATAAAGATTGTGCAACGTTAACATCATTCAGCTCTGGCTCAGGACAATCTGACGTAAAGTTCATATGCACACAATCTGTAAATACAACAAAATATCATGATGGATCAGGGTTTAATCCTCAAGTTAATGATAATGTTTACGATAACTCCACGGGGACTACAGCAACTTCAAATGGATTTTATACAGTTGGAAGTGGTAGTAATATATTAGGTTACTACAGAGTGGTAAGCGGAGTGTGCACATCGGTTGGAATATGTTCACCGTAAAATAAATAAATAAATAAATAAATCTTTAAAATTAAAAAATGGCAATTACTTACAAATGGGATATCCCACAAATGAATGCTCACATTCAAGCAGAAGGTGAAGATAATGTAATATACACAGTACATTACAGATACACTGGTTCTGAAGAATCTGGAGGAGAAACTTACTCATCAACTAATATTGGAACACAAAGTTATACGTACGTATCTGGAGATCCTTTTGTACCTTACGAAAATACAGAAGCTTTTGAAAATGTAGTTATTGGGTGGTTAGAAGGATCATTAGATGTGCCAGCAATGCAAACTAGTATAGCTGCAAGTATACAATCTCAAATCACACCAGTGAACGAAGACTTATATTTTACATGGCAAGATCCTACTCCACCGGTACCACCAGTAGACGAGGAAGGAGAAGAATAGGTAAATATTACTAAAAACAAGTGATAATACAAATATACCCTGCTCGGGAAGAGCATTAACCAATGTCTAACTAAAAACCAAAACCAATGACATTATATTACCAGACTAGTTCGTGGAATAGTCAACCACAAGTTACAGATGAAACCAAGAAAGTATGGGAACATATAACTCAGAAAAAAAACTGGAGGATTGTTCAACTACCAAATGGATTTTTTCAAACTGAATACCTTGATCCTAAAGAAGAAGATTCTTGGATCGATGTGACGAGACGTGAAACAATGGAAGGTGCTGAATCAGCAATTGATGCTTCTATCAACCATTACGAGAAAAAACTTTCTTATATTCGCGGACCACAAGTCGTTAAGACCTTTAAATAAAATCAATCCAATTAAATTAAATTAAATTATGTCTGACAAAATAGTCAAAAACTTAAGCTTTGGTGACAAGGCTAAGTTTGAAGTATTTAAAGGAATAGAACAACTCACAAGTGCTGTTGGCTCCACATTAGGGGCCAGCGGTAAATGTGTGATAATGGAAGATAGTAATGGTGATCCTATAATAACAAAAGATGGTGTTACAGTTGCTAATTCTATTATATTAAAAAATCCTATTCATAACATGGGTGCTACACTTTTAAAAGAAGCAGCACGTAAAACAGTAAAAGAAGCTGGAGACGGAACTACCACAGCAACAATACTAGCGCACGCTATATTAGCTGAGGTTTATAGTTCTAAACAAAAAGATACTAGTATAAGAGTAACTAAACAAAACATCTTAGAAGCTGTTAATGACGTTATAAGTTATATAGATAAAAACAGTATTGAAGTGTCAGGTGACATGATAGATAATGTAGCAACTATATCAACTAACAACGATAAAGAGTTAGGTAAGTTAATAGCTGATGCTTTTAGAGAGGTTGGCACGACGGGTGTCGTAACAATGGAAGCCTCTGAATCAGGTAACACGGAAGTTGAAATACTAGAAGGCGTTGAATATAATAGAGGTTATTCTCACGCAAACTTTACAACTAATAAAGAAAAGAAAACCGCTGAATTAGAAAATCCAGTTGTTTTAATAATGGAATCAAAAGTAGATTCAATAAGGCAAATACAATCAGTTTTAGAACATGTTATAAAAAATAATAAATCATTATTATTAATAGCCGAAATAGAACCACCAGTGTTATCAGCTCTTATGATGAATAAAATGAAGGGTAATATAAAGCTTAATGTTATTGAGCCTCCTTCTTATGGTTTAAATAGAAAAACAATACTAGATGATTTAGCTTTGCTAACAAATTCTACGATTGTAAATGAAGACCTAGGAGATGACTTAAGTGTTATAGACTTAGATTACTTAGGTCAATGCGTTAAAGCTTCTTCTGATAATGAAAGAACGATTATAACGGTAGATGATTTAAGTGACGAGGTGCTAGATATTATAAAAAGCATTAAGAAAGAATTAAAGCAGAAAAATAAACCACATACAATTATAAATCTAGAAAGAAGATTAGCTAGATTGTCAGCTAAAGTAGCTATAGTTAAAGTTGGTGCTAATTCTGATATTGAATTAAAAGAAAAAACAGATAGAGTCGAAGACGCTATTTGCGCTACTAAAGCCGCGATAAAAGAAGGTATAGTACCAGGTGGAGGAATCGCCTTATTAAACGCTTCAAATAATTTAAAATCTAAATCAATAGGCCAGCAGTGTTTGTACAATGCTATAAAAGCTCCTTTTAATAAAATACTAAGTAATGCAGGTTTGTCTTTAACTAAAGAACAAGATGATTATTTAGTTTCTAATGAAGGTTATGGTTTAGATGTGGTTACAGGAAATATGGTAAATATGGTAAAAGAAGGTATTATAGACCCTTCTCTTGTTACTAAAAGTGCCCTTATAAACGCGGCTTCTGTAGCTACAACTATTATGTCAACCGATTGTGTAATCAATAACGTAAGAGTAGATGAAAGCGCTGGGTAGAAATTTAATAATAGAAAAAATAAAAGAAGGAACTACCTCAACAAAAGGTGGTTTACTTTTAGCTGAATCACATAAAGATGACATTAGGTATTTAAAAGCCAATGTAATTAGTATAGGTGATGAAGTTGAAGGATTGAATACTGGTGATGTTATATTTTACGACAGACATTCAGGTCACAAAATAGAATTAAAAGATAAGTCGTACCACGTAATAAAATTACAAGACGTGGTCGTTGTTTTATGAAAAAGCTATCAGCGAGTGATTTAAAAGATATAAACTTGCTTAAACATTACCGGATAATCCGCAAATGGGCTTCCAAAAACAACGACTTAAATGAAGCTGATTTAGAGTTGTTAATATACTTAGACTGTGTTGACTTATTTACAATTAAAGATTTTAAAAAAGGTGTTTATTCTTATAGCTGGGATAACAGAAGGTGGAGTAGATTAATAAAAGATAATTGGATAGTTGTTTGGAGAAAAAGAAATAGAACTAATCAAACTTATAATATATATAGGGTTTCTGTTAAAGGTAAACAATTAATTAGTAGAATTTACAGGATAATGTTGCAAGAGGAAGAAATACCAACTAGTACTAGAAGAAATAAAATAATGAAAAGAAAAACATATATGGATAAAGTATTAACTACATCTATAAATGATATAAACAAGGAAATAAATAAAAACTAAATTATGCACGATTTAAAATACGATCCATCAATGGAAAAATTGAAGCCAGGAAAACACGTAGGTATAGTAGGTGAATCTCATATATGGGATGGACCTCTAGATCAAACAGGTAGAGCTCACGGTATGGGTTCAAGTTCTGGTATAACTGGAATGCAAATATTAAAAGCGCCTATTTCTTACAAAGGAACAAGCCCTGTGATACTTGCTCAAGAAGAATCATAAAAAATAAAAAAAAATGAGTACATACAACGCATCATTAACCGTTATACCCAGTGACGATTATAATTTACCTCAACCTGGGTTATTAAAAACTGGATCAGCGGCAGCGGGTTCTAATACTACAACTTTAGTTGATTCGTCTGCTGAGTTCACAAATGCTAAAACAAATGCTTTAGGGTATAACATAAGTAGTGGTGATATCATATATAACAAAACGCAGAGCAAGTGTTATCAAGTTAAAAATGTGGTAAGCGATACAACTATAACCATAGCTACAGCGGGCGCTGCAATAGCAACTAATGATGTGTATGAAATATACAAAGGCAACGTAGCTGGTAGCGAGGGTTACTCTTTATACTTTGGAACTACAGGTGATGTTAAGATTACAGACGTTTCAGGAAATACAACAACTATAAATAATATTCCAGCTGGTAAAATACTTGATTTACAAGTGGTGAAAGTTTTTGCTTCTTCACCAACACCTCCTATTGACATAGTATTATTAGATAAATTAGATTAAAAAAAAATTATGGCATATAAACAAAACTTTGGACCTTCAAGAAAATCTGGTAGAGCAAAATCCATGTGTGGTATTTCAAGAATAACTAACGACGCTTATGATGCTGAAATTGGTGGGGCTGCTGATAACGCATATTCAAATTACCAAGGAAAAGCGACAGATGCTAGTGCTTATGTCCAAGAATCTAATATACCTACTGGTGGTATGACTATTGATGGTGCTACTGGAAAATCAAGTGGTGGTAATGATGATGTAGAGCGTTATGGTAATGAAGGTAAAGGTAAATTAAACAGACTAGATAGAAAACTTAAATCAGCTCAAGAAGGTCAAGGTAATCCAGCTAAAGAAGCTAGATTACAAGGTAAAATTGATAGAGAAAAAATAAAAAGTAAAAATAAAACTTCTCGAATTAATTCTAAAAATATAGACAAAAAAAATAAATTGACAAAAAAAGAGTTTTTTAAAGGTCAAAAATTTAATGAAAAACAAAAGAAAAAAGGAGGAGCAACTTCTAGCTCTCATTTATTTAAAAAAACAAATACTTTAAAAGGAGAAGGTATAAAAAAATTAACATCTAGTACTCCAGATATTTCAAAATTATTAAAAATAAAATAAAATGGCTTATAAACAAAAAGGATATTACGGTCAATATAGTGGTAACGCCAAACACTCTAAACATCATATGGTTAATTCATGGGAAGAACAAGATGTAAAAAGAGGTAAGCAACAAATGAAAGAAGGTCACAGAGGCCACGCTGAAGCATTATTTGACGATGCTCATGGTAGCTATAATTACAATGGTCATAACTCAACAGGTAGCGAATCACCTGCAAATTTTCTTGGTGGAGTTTTTGGAGCTGCCAGAAAACTAGTTGGGGGAAAAGGTAGTAGAAGTAGACTGAGACAACACAGTGAAGTGATGGATGCTTTAGGTAGAATAGAAGGTGAACTTGGTGGTGGTGAAAGCGAATCTCTTGATCCACAACAACCGGTTCAAAATGAATTACCAACCCCACCGTCTCAAACAATAGCAGAAGGTATTGCTTCTTTAGGTACAGCTTTTTCAGATAATCCATCTATTGATCAAGATAAAATTGACGTAGATTTATAATAAACAGAGTAAACTGACAAATCAAAACAAACATTTAACATTTAACATTTAACATTTAACAAAAAAAAGATTATGGCAAATTACATTAAAATTAAAGCTGCAGACGTAAATGTAGCTAACGTAACTTCTGATTTATTATTAGGAGAGATTGTATCAGTAGCGCAAGGTTTAGCTAATGGTACTGGAGACGCAAACAAATTCACAGTTTACAACAGTATCGGAAAAAGCTTTCTATTTACTACAACTGGAAAAGCTAAACAATGGGCTGAAGCTGTTCAAAAAGCAATTACAGCTAACCCAGGTGGTATCATGTCAATTGTACAAAACAGTACAGGCGTTAAGATAACTGCATTAGTTATAGCATAACTATGAAATCTAAGGGATTAGGCGACGATGTTGCTAAGTTTACAGAAAAAACAGGTATTAAGTCCGTTGTAGATAGAGTATCTAGCGGGCTTAACCTTCCCTGTGGTTGTAAACAAAGGCAAACAACGTTAAACAAAATGTTCCCTTACAAAGATTAATATGGCTTTTAAAATGAAATCACCGTTTGCTTTATCTACTACTCCAGTATATGAAAGAGAATTACCAGAGGGTATATTAGGTAAGGGTAATAAAAATGGAACTATATTAATTTCAGAAGACATTACTAAAGATCCTGAACAAACTAAAAGTATAATTGATCATGAAGAAGTTCATATAGATCAAATAAAAAGAGGTGATTTAGATTACGATAGTAAAAATGTCTATTGGAAAGGAAAAAAATACTCTAGATCTAAAATGAAAGAGGGCAATCCTAATTTACCTTGGGAAAAAGAAGCTTACAGTAAAACTGATAATTATAACAAATATTAAAAAATACAATGGGATATAAACAAAATTTTGGTCCAAGTAGAAAAGGGGCTAAGCACGGAAAAGACATGATTTCAAGAATCATGAGTAACACAGATACAGTGAGTCCATTAGATAACTCTGTTCAACATTTAAAAGGAATGAAAGGAGCTAAAGATGGTACTAAAGATTCAGGTATGTATAGAAAATCTTACATGAAAGGAGACTCTTACGCTGTACCAGCTGACAAACTAAAAGGTATACAAAAATCAGAAGGAATATCAAGAGAAGGTTCTAAACCAGATTATATAGATATTGATGGTGATGGAGATAAAAAAGAATCAATGAAGTCTGCATCTGATGGAATGTCAAGACAAAAATATGGTGGTAACAAAGGAGACTTAAGAAGATCTGCTAAAAAAGATTATTAAAATAAAATGCCAAAAAAGAAGTTTTCCGAAACAAAAGTAGGTAAGTTTTTAGGTAGTGTTGCGCCTGGAATACTAGGTGTAGCGAGTGACTTATTACCAGATGCTGGTTTATTAAACGTTGTTAAAGGTTTAATAATAAAAGATGAAGGTATTAAACCTGAAGACAAGGAAACTGCTTTAAAACTACTAGAGCAAGATCAAATAGAGATGCAAGAAGTGTCCAAGCGTTGGGCAAGTGACATGAAATCTGATTCATGGCTTTCTAAGAACACACGCCCAATGTCTTTGATATTTTTAACAGTATCTATGGTAATACTTATATTGCTAGATAGTTTTAAAATAGAGTTTCATGTAGCTGAAGGGTGGGTTTAATTATTACAAACTCTTTTAGTTACAGTGTATGTTGCGTACTTTGGTTCACGAGGAGCGGAAAAATTCAAAAGTATAGGTAATAATAATAATAAGTAAAATTAATAACAGTTAAATTTAATCAAATGAGTAAAGAAGTAAAAAAGATTACAGAAGAAGAATTAAAGAACATAAAAGAAGTTAGTTCTAAGTACAATGGGATTCTAACAGAGATGGGTTTTCACCAACTAAGACAGTGCAGTTTATCTAAATTGGCTGAGGAAGAAATTGAAAAGCTAGATAAAGTTAAGAAAGATTTAGAAGAGAAATACGGTCCAGTTAATATTAACTTAGAAGACGGTACTTATTCTGAAATAGAATCACAGGAAGATAAAGGTGAGTAATATTATTAGAAAAATCAGTATTGGCTCTGACTATAAGAACGATGCAATGCATTATTCTTTAGGTCAGCAAGTATATGGTGGTCACGTTATATCACATATATTAGAAGATACTGAAGATAATTCTTATAATATTCATATAAAGAAAGATGATGAAATATTGCCGTGGAAGAAGTTTAATTCTAACATGGCAATATCCATCGAGTACGACTTACAGTATTAATGAACTCATTATACGACTTTGTAGTTAGACCTCTTGGAAAAGAATATTCTAACGATATAAATATAGGTGGCATAAAGTTAATTTTAAACACTAAGATAGAAAGTTTTAAGTTTGTAAATAACTTAGCTGTCGTTGTTTCAATTCCTCTAGCTTATAAAACACATATTAATGTTGGCGATATAATAGTTATACATCATAATGTGTTTAGAACTTTTTACGATATAAAAGGTAAAAAGAAAAAAAGCAGGTCTTGGTTCAAGGAGGATTTGTATTTCTGTTCTTTAGATCAAGTTTATTTATATAAGAATAAAAAAGACAATGATTTTAAATCTATAAACAATAGATGCTTTATAAAACCATTAAAATCAAAACGCAAGTTTAGCGTAGATAAAGAGCAAAAGCTTATTGGTATATTAAAAATAGGTAATAGCTCGTTAGAAGCCGCCGGTGTGCGCGAGGGAGACCTTGTTGGTTATACCCCGTATGGAGAGTATGATTTCATTATCAATGATGAAAGATTGTACTGCATGAAATCAAATGATATTGTAATTAAATATGGAGATAAAGAAAACCAAACTGAATATAATCCAAGCTGGGCAAATAGCGGTTGATGAATTAATAAAGGTAGCTAAAGAACCTATTGTAGACTCTGGTGATGACATATCAGCAGATCGTTTAAAAAACGCAGCAGCAACAAAAAAACTAGCTATATTTGATGCTTTTGAAATATTAACAAGAATTCAAGAAGAGAAAGATATATTAAATGAAAAACCTAAAGAAGTGAAAGAAGAAAAAGCTTTTAAAGGTTTTGCTGAAGGAAGGTCTAAAAATGTATAAGCAAAGTTTATATAAAATATTAGATAATTATATTAACGCTAAAATTCTTAAAAGAAATAATAAGTATAAGAAGTGGGAGTATGGTTATAATGAAAAGCATGATATTGTTATAATATCTAAAGATGGTACTATAGGTGATGTATATGAAATAGATAACTTAAAAATAGCATTACCATCTACTCCAGAGAAGGTTGTTAATTTAGGTAATAAAAAATGGAGCAAGGTCGATCTACCTATAGAATTTAAAAATATAAAAACAATATTTGATTGGGAGGAATATCCTATAGAATTTAAAGAAAAATGGTATGATTACATCAATGATGAGTTTAATAAAAGAGAAAAAGGTTTTTGGTTTCTTAATCAGAACAATTCTACTTATATTACTGGTACTCACTACATGTACTTGCAGTGGTCCAAGATTGATGTTGGGAAACCAGACTTTAGGGAATCAAACAGATTATTCTTTATATTCTGGGAAGCTTGCAAGGCCGATATTAGATCCTATGGGATGTGCTACCTTAAGAACCGTCGATCTGGATTTTCTTTCATGTCATCAGCTGAAATTGTTAATCTTGCAACAATATCCTCTGATTCACGGTTCGGTGTATTGTCCAAATCTGGACAAGATGCTAAGAAGATGTTCACTGACAAGGTGGTACCAATCTCTGTTAATTATCCGTTCTTCTTCAAACCCATACAGGACGGAATGGACCGTCCAAAGACCGAGCTTGCCTACAGGGTCCCGGCCTCGAAATTTACCAGGAGACGACTCGATTCCAAGGATAGATCCAAGCAAGAAGCCCTTGAAGGTCTGGACACGACCATCGACTGGAAGAACACGGGTGATAACGCCTACGATGGGGAGAAACTCAAGCTCCTCGTCCACGATGAATCGGGGAAGTGGGAAAGGCCGAACAACATCCTCGACAACTGGAGGGTTACGAAAACCACCCTTAGATTAGGTAGTAGAGTAATTGGTAAGTGTATGATGGGTAGTACCTCAAACGCTTTAGACAAAGGAGGAGATAATTTTAAAAAATTATACTACGATTCAGATGTTACAAAAAGAAACGCCAATGGACAGACTCGCTCAGGACTATATTCTTTGTTCATTCCTATGGAATGGAATTACGAAGGATACATTGATTCTTATGGAATACCTGTCTTCGACACACCACAGAAAGCAGTTACAGATCCGCATGGCACGAAAATAAAACAAGGTGTAATAGAGTATTGGCAGAATGAAGTTGAAGGATTAAAAGGAGATCAAGATGGTTTAAATGAATTTTATCGTCAGTTTCCAAGAACAGAGGAACACGCTTTTAGAGATGAAGCTAAGCAATCTTTATTTAATCTAACTAAGATATATGAGCAAATAGATTGGAATGGAGATTTAAGACATAGCAACTTGGTAACTCAAGGTAATTTTCAATGGGAAAATGGAATAAGAGATACTAAAGTTATTTTTGTTCCTCATAATAAGGGTAGATTTTATGTGTCTTGGATACCATCTGCACATTTACAAAATAAAATTATAATAAAAAGAGGTTTAAAATATCCAGCTAACGAGCACATGGGTGCATTCGGTTGTGATAGTTATGATATATCAGGAACAGTAGACGGTAGAGGATCTAACGGAGCTTTGCATGGG